NCATTTTTTTATCCTCCTACCCCTACAGCAAAGTGGGACGAGAAAAGGGGTGAATGGTGGATACCTCATCTAAGTGAAGATTATTATGTGGATCAGATACTAGGAGCGGAACCTGATTGGGTTAGTGTCATGATCATGAATAACTACGGTGAGCTTAGACTAGGACGACCTGTATATGCAGAGTATTTCGATCCAATTCATTTTGGCCCTAAGTTAATGGAGCCAATGAAAGGAGTACCTTTAATTATAGGTATGGATTTAGGACTTACCCCTGCTGCTGCTATTTGCCAACTAACACCTTTAGGAGGTTTTAGGTTAATTGATGAAATTGTCACCGAAGATTGTTCAATTCAGAAATTTTGTGATGACATTCTTAGACCACATTTGGTTAATAATTATGCTACATATTCTTACTGTTTGGTTGTAGATCCAGCAGCAACCCAAAGATCGGAAACAGATGCAAGGTCGGCTGCGGAAGTAATCAAAGATTCTGGTTTAATATATCGAACAGCAAAATCAAATAACCCAATCAAAAAGAGAGAAGCAGTTATTTACTTCCTTCGAAAACAAGACGGATTTCGAGTTGGCCCAAGATGTCCGTATAGTCGAAAGGGATTTATTTCAGAGTTTAAATTTGAAAAGAAACGAATGGCTTTGATGAATGTCCGAAGTAGCAACGTGGATACCTTTAAGGAAAAATGGGAAAAGAACATTTATAGTCATATCCACGAAGCAATTATGTATGCAGCTTTAGAAGCTACTCAAGGACGAAGTGCAAAGAAGAAGTCAAGGGTCAAAAAAAGTGTCCACACTAGCCCTGCTGATGCGAGTGCTGGATATTAAAAAGGAAGATTATGGACGAAAGAGAACGTAAAATAAGACAACAGGATAAAGAGGTATTTGATGCTGTATTTAAAGCTGCTGTTAAAGGAGACGGTTTACCTTACAATGAGCAGACAGAATATACAAGCCTTATTACCCCATTGGGGAATAGCCTTAGAATCCTGTTCAATGAGTACGAAAAAGATCGAATGGAAATAGAAGATGTTTGGCTTAAAGCCCTTCGACAGAATAGAGGGGAATATGATCCAGAGATCAAAACCAAGATGCACCCTAAACGATCAAAAGCTTTTCTTAGTCTTACACGGACAAAAACACATACAGTTACCGCTCGTATGACAGACCTTTTGTTCCCAGCAAATAAAGAAAAGAATTGGAGTGTTACAATCACTCCTGTACCGGAATTGAATCCAGCTATAATCCAAGACATAGCATTGCAGTTTGAGCAATCAACCGGAGAACCTGCTAGTGAGGAGTTTATTAGAAAGGAACTGAATAAGGAAGCTTCAAAACGATGTGAAGCTATGGAAAAGGAAATTGAGGATCAATTAGCTGAATTGAAGTATAGGTACACTATTCGCCAAGTCATCAAGGACGGCAATATATATGGTACCGGAATCCTTAAAGGGCCACTTGTAAAACAGAGAATTGTTAAGAGATGGCTGCCACAAGGGGAAGATTGGGTAACAGTGAGAATTAAACGGCTGTCTCCTTGGTGTGAACACGTTGCAATTTGGGATTGGTATCCAGACATGAGTGCCAGGACTATGGACAATATAAGAGGTTGTTTTCAACGCCACGTTCTTAGCAGGCACAGAGTGCTTGAACTGGCGAAACGATCTGACTTTAATGGAGATGCCATTAGGGCACATTTGAAAATGTATCCAGAAGGAGATGCTACTTATAAGACTTGGGAACAGAACCTAATGACAATGAATAGAGCCGGAGTGGAGACAACAGGATACAAGGAAACGACCATTGCAGGAACATCTGCTCTTGGTGGTGGAAGTAACCTTAGCTCTAGGAGAAATAAATATGAGGTTTTAGAGTATTGGGGTTACATGAGTACCCATGAATTAGCACAAGCTGGTATTGATATAGACGAAGATATAATGGATATTGACGTAGCGGTTAATGTTTGGTTGCTTGGCAACATCATTATTAAAGCTGTGATATCGGGTATAGAAGGTGTGGAAATACCTTACCACCTGTATTACTATGAAAAGGATGACACAAGCATTTTAGGTGAAGGTCTACCCATGATCATGAGACATGCACAGAAATTGTTTAATGCTTCTATCCGAGCAATGTTGGATAATGCAGCAATTTCAGCAGGGCCAATCATAGAAGTCAATGTTGATTTACTGGATGCTTCCGAAGATCCTAGAGATATCTATCCCTTTAGAGTATTTGTAAGGGATGGTACTGGATCAGAAGCTATGGCTCAAGCTGTACATGTCTACGAAGTACAAAGTCATACTGCTGAATTTATGACCTTAGCTCAGTTCTTTATGACAGCAGCAGACGAAGTTACAACTGTACCAAGATACCTGTATGGTGAACCCGCTAAGATTGGTGGTGCTGGTAAAACGGCCTCTGGTCTGAGTATGTTAATGGGTGCAGCGAATGTGACATTGAAGGATCAAGTCAAGAACTTCGATGATGGGATTACAAAACCTTATATTAAAGGCATGTATTCTTGGAATATGGAGTTTAACGAGAAAGAACATATCAAAGGCGACTTTAGCATTGTAGCAAAGGGAAGTACTTCCTTGATTGCTAGGGAGGTTAAAGCAGAAGGATTGAATCAATTCTTGAATATTACTAATAACCCTGTAGATCAAATGTACTGCAAACGTGACAATGTACTGCGGGAAGTTGCTAAGGTTATGGATCTGGACGATCTAGATCTGATCAAGGATAAAGAACAGATCGCAATGGAAGAAGAAGCTAGAGCGCAAGACGCTAAAGAGGAAAAGGAGTTCTTGAGAGAACTAGCGAAGTTAAAAGCTGAATCTGGTGGACATGTTGACAAAGACTTATCCGAACAAACTGGATTAGGCCATCCCCAGCAAGACATCACATCAGCTTAACAGGAGGGAATTATGATAAGGAAAGAACTGATTGCATTGGTCAAGCAGCATAAAGAGACTGAGCTATATAATGTCTTTGTTCATCTCTTTCGTGCTGACATTGAGCTTTTAAGAGCAAAGAACGATACCGCAGAACCGAAAGATGTAGTCAAAAACCAAGGTGCGATTGCGTACCTTAAACGTCTTTCTAAGGAACTTGTTCCTTGGGGTGACGAAAATGCGCCCACCTATGACGGTGGATACACAACTTAATTGGCCCAAAGTATGCATAGACTTTGGACACTAGGAGAGGGAATATGCTAACAGAAGAAGAAAAACAAGAACTGCAAGAATTGAATGTGAAAGACGAACTTACCGATGATGAAATATCACGGAAAGCTTACTTGAATGAGAAAGACACTGAGACGATGGAAGATGAGTTCGATGCAGCATTTGATGAAGCAACAGCAGACGATGATCCTAATGCTGTTAAAAAGAAAGATGAGGATCTAGACAAGGATAAAGATTCGGATGATGCCGACCCTGACAAAAAAGGTGATATCTTTGTTTCCCCTGACGACACGACAGACGATGATGATGATCAGAAAGGAGACGATGATGGCGAGCAAAAGACGGAACTTGAGCTTGCTCAAGAAGAAATCAAAAAGCTCACTCACAAAATGAGTTCATGGGAAGGCCGTATCACGGCTGCCAATAAAAGAGCCGATGAGGCCGAACAAAAACTCCAAGACTCAACACAGGATAAAGATGCCGGAAAGAAGGCTGATCTCCCTGAAGGTGAGGATGATGAAGTAATCAAAGACTTTATTGAAGAGTTTCCGTCACTTGAAAAACCTATCAAAGCTATTGCTAAGAAATTGGCAGAAAAGGTTATTGACAAGAAGCTCAAGGAGTTGCAACCTAAATTCGAAAAGATTGATCAGGTTGAAGAATCTGTTCAGTCTGCTGCTGAAACTGACCATTTTAAAGTGATCAAAGATGCTCATTCAGACTATCAAGAGATCGTGAAATCTGGTAAATTAGCTGCTTGGATTGAGTTACAACCCTCCTTCCTGAAAAAGAGCCTTGAAGCCGTAGCTAGTGAAGGTACTGCTGAAGAAGTGGTGGAAATGTTTGATTCATATAAAAGATCTACCGGAGTGAAGTCACCTTCAGCGAAGGAGAAAGACAAACCTTCCAAGAAGAAAGCGGATGATCTTTTAGCTGTTGATAGTACCCCCACGGTTATACCGAAGAAGGGTGCTAAAGGCATTGACAAAGACGATTTCGATTCAGCTTGGGACTTAGCTATCTCCAAAGAGTAAAAATCTAAAAAGGAGAAAAAACCTAGACTATGGCTAATACGACTTATGGAGACATTTCTCCAAGAACTGCCGCTTATGTGGTCAAAGACCTCATGAAACGTGGTATGCCTTACCTTGTTCTTGAAAGATTCGGGCAGTCT